CTAGTTCAATCATTAATAAATGAACAACTACAAATGTATGGTGTAGAGGTTCATTACATGCCTCGTAAATTTGCAAAGACAAATACTATTATAAAGGAAACCATTGAATCTAATTTTGATGAAGCATTTCCACTTGAAGCATATGTTGAATCATTTGATGGATATGGTGATAATCCAACTTTATTATCAAAATTTGGAATACAACAGACAAATGAATTAACACTTACTATCTCAAGAGAAAGGTTTGAGACATATATTACACCTCTAATAGAGGATATGGCAAATATTAAATTATCAACTCGACCAAAAGAGGGTGATTTAATTTACTTTCCTTTAGGTGATCGATTATTTGAAATAAAGTATGTTGAACATGAGCAACCATTCTATCAACTACGTGACACTTACGTTTATACTCTACGATGTGAACTATTTCAATATCAAGATGAAGTTATTGATACTGGTGTTGATGAAATTGACGATGCACTTGCTTCAACAGAGGGTGTTGATGGTGAGGATTTCATCATTGGAAGCACTCAAGTATTGACATTGGTTGGAACTGCATCAAGTGCATCTGCTGTAACAACTGTTGTAAATGGTGGTATTCAATTTATTGATATAACAAATCGTGGTAGAAATTATTTGTTTGCACCAAGAGTTGCCATATCATCTGCACCTACTGGTGGAGTCACTGGTATCGCGACTGCTAACTTAAGAAGTGGTATTGTTGTTTGCACAGGTGCAGCAGAGGCATCAAACTTAAAAGCATCTGTTGTTCAAAGTATTAATCTTGTTAATCCCGGATCAGGATATACAACTGGCCCGGACATTCAAATATTTGGTGGTGATGGAGTTGGTGCTGCTGCAACTGCTGGAATGGCAAATGGAACTATCGGTATCGTAACTATAACAGGTGGTGGTTCTGGATATACAACGACACCAACAATTACATTCTCTGGTTTGTCAACTGTATCTGCTGCTGCAACTGCGATTGTTAGCACCGCCGGAACAATTAGTGCGATACACATCACAAACGCTGGTGCTGGATACTCTACACCACCAACTATCTTTATTGCTCCACCTGCTGCAAGTGATGCTTCAGGTAACTTCCAATTTAATGAAACTATAACTGGTGGAACAAGTGGTGCAACTGCAAGGGTAAGAAAATGGAATACTACTACAAGTGAACTTACAATATCAAATGTCGAAGGAACATTCTTAAGAAAAGAAACTGTAACCGGATCAGTAACAGGTGCTGTTCATACGATTCGACTCATAGATCTTACAAACTTTGATGATGGATTCGGTGATAATGATGACTTTGAAACTGAAGCAGATGCGATCATCGACTTCTCTGAGGGTAATCCTTTTGGGCAACCATAAATAATATCGTATAGGTGCAAAAATGTTTGAGTATTTTTACAACGAAATATTAAGAAAGACAATTATTTCATTTGGAACGTTGTTTAATGATCTCTCCATTAAGCATACAGATACTGATGGAAATTTATCGGAAACTAAAGTTCCATTAGCATACGGGCCAATTCAAAAGTTTCTTGCGAGATTAGAGCAAGCACCAGATCTTAATAAATCAACTGCAATGACATTGCCAAGAATGTCATTTGAATTTACTGGTCTTACATATGATTCAACTCGAAAGGTAACAACCACGCAACAACTAACTGTTAAAGATCCGAATACAGATACAGTTACAAAAAAAGTTTTTATGCCAGTTCCCTACAATATGGCATTTGAACTTAACATCATGACTAAACTGAATGATGACGCTTTACAAATTGTTGAACAAATACTCCCATTTTTTCAACCATCGTATAATGTGACAGTTAATTTACTATCTACTATAAATGAGAAAAGAGACATACCTGTTGTTTTAGAAAATGTTTCTTTCCAAGATGAGTATGAGGGTGATTATACACAAAGAAGAGTTTTATATTACACTTTAAGATTTACAGCGAAGACTTATTTGTTTGGCCCTGTTTCTACAGATACTGCAAACATTATTCAATCTACATCAATTCGTTATCTTGCTGGTGGTGCAAAAAGTCTTGAAAGAGACATCACTTATTCTGTTACACCTAGAGCAATTAAAGATTACACAGGTGATGTTATCACAAATCTTGCTGAAGATATTGATGGAGTTCAGACCACATTCAAGGTTGATAGCACTACAAATATAAAGACAGACTTCTATATTGTTATAGATAATGAAGAGATGTATGTAAAATCACTCTCCTCATCCTCTAGCAAAATTACAGTTAGAAGGGGTCAGGATAAAACTTTACCAACATCACATGTTCGAGGCAGTGACATTCTAGGTATTGATTATACACAAAATGCAGAGGGTGTTGGTGTCGATAGCGCGATTATCCCAATGGGAGATGACTTTGGATTTACAGGAACAATCACATGAAAACCTCAAAATTTGACAATTTAAATGATGCATTTAATGTAGAGTCAATATCGCCAGATAAAATAATTCAGTCCCCAGAAGAAAATAAAATAGTTAAAAAAGATATTTTAGACAATGTAGAAGAGGATATAAAAAAAGATTACAAATACACTAGAGGGCAATTATATTCAATTATTGAGAAAGGTCAGGAGGCAATAAATGGAATTCTTGAACTAGCACAAGAGAGTGAGATGCCACGAGCATATGAAGTTGCTGGTCAATTAATAAAAAATGTTTCTGATGCCACTGATAAATTGATGGATCTTCAGAAAAAACTTAAGGATGTTAATAAGGAAGAGGAACAAAAAGGCCCATCCACAGTTAATAATGCGTTGTTTGTAGGATCAACTTCAGAATTATCAAAATTACTTAAATCTGGAATCAATCAAGAGAATAAATAAGTCAGGGAGAGGAATCCCGAAGTAATATTTACTCATACAATGTCGGATAAACTACCGTCAATCGAAGACTTCACCATCGTTGGTGATCTTCCATCAGTTGACGATTTAATAACTGAAGAAAAATTACCCTCATTAGATGAGTTCATAGAGAAGGAAGAACCTGTAGATACAACACCATGTTCAGTAGAAGAAGATATAACTGAAGAAGAAGCACAAGATTTAACAGAAATTTTGCGTCTTGTAAACGACGTAAGAAAAGATATTCCGGAAATACCGGAGATAAAATATTATGACGATGAATTAAAAAATATTTTAGAAAGTATAGAAGTAGTTAGATCTGAGATACCTGAAATACCAGAGATAAAGTATTATGATAGAGAGATAGAGACTGTTTGTAAATTACTTGATGATCTAAGAGAGGAAGTAAATCGTAATGCAGCTGACATACCTGAAATAAAATATTATGATGAACAAATTATTGAATTAGATGAAAAGATTAAAAATCTTCCAGAGATAAGACATTATGAAAGTGATCTTACATCTTTAAAAGAAGAGATAATTTCTATTAGAGATTCGATTCCCGTATTTCCAAAATGGGTAAATGAGGTAAATGAAGTTCCTGATTTTTCATGGATTGGAAAAACTTTTAGTGTAATTGATGATGATTTCGTTAAAGTAAATGATGGTATGGATTTGATCAAGAATCGGATCAACCGTGAGGTTCAGGAAATTGTAGAAACCATTGAAGTTAAAGAATTTGAAAACAAAATTGAAGTAGGTAAGATTACAAAAGATTTAAGGGAAACAAAAGATAAAATTTATAAAGAGCTGAAAGAAGCTGCCATGAAAATATGGGATCATCACCATGAGTTTAAAGATGATGATCGTAAATTAAAAAAACAAATTTTAAGTCATTACAATGTTTTAAAACAAAAAGTAGACCAAGAAGTAAAAGAATTTAATCGTAAAAATTTAGAAACAAAAGATCTGTCACAAGGTTACTTTGATACTTTGTCTGAAGAAATATCCAATCTACCTGTTCCAAAATATTATGATGAAAGTATTAATACTATCAGTAAAGATATCAAAAAATTAAATAATCATCATGATTATAATACCACTAACATATCGGAACTATATCGTATAGTAAAAGATCTTAAAGCAAAGCAAGAAGAGTTTAAAGTTGAATTAGATGAGCAAGGAACTTTGCTCGCAGATCCACCAAACGTTAAGAATAACGATCCTCTTACACCTATAGATCAAAAATTTGTTACTCTTGAACAATTACAAAAACATTACAGTTTATTCGTAGAGAGAGTTCAATATCAACTTGCATCTATTGGTGGTGGTGGTGCTGGATTTATTAAGGATCTTGATGATGTAAGTTTTACCAGCACGAATAATGAACTTTTAATTTATAATGCTGAAGATTCAAAATGGGTTGGTATTGCAAGCACTGCATTAGTTGAAAACATATCAGCAGTTGCTGGTGATTTTAACGTTGCAGGAAACATAACTGGAACAGCAGCCACATTTACTGGAAACGTAACAATCGGTGGAACAATCACATATGATGATGTAACATTTTTAGATTCGATTGGAGTTGCTACAGCAAGAAGCGGTTTAGATGTTGGTGCTGGAAGTATCACTCCAATTATTTCAATCCAAGCATCGACTGATACGACCACAACTACATCAGCATCAACTATTGACACTTTTAGTAAATCAACCTTCCGGTCTGCACAATATCAAATTCAAATCACACAAGGATCGAATTATCATGTCACTACTTTAAATGTATTGCATGATGGAACGTCAGTATTTTTAAGTGAATTTGGAACAATAAGAACAGGTGCATCTCTTGCATCCTTTGATGCTGATATTAATTCTGATGATGTGAGAGTTAGAGCAACTCCAACCACTGATTCATCAACTGTGTTTAAGTTAACAAAAACCCTAACTAGAGTATAAGGAACTAATTCTCATGAAAAGTTTAGATAGATTTATCGAAGAAGCAGCAAAAAGTGTTTCTCCAAAAAAGTGTCCACCCGGATCATATTATTGTTTTGATGAGAAAAAATGCAAACGAATTCCCGGCGGTTATCACGTTGGAAGAGGTGGTATTTTAGAACCTGATTCTAAAAAGAAAAATGGAAACGGAGGCAAGAGTAATGGAAACGGAAATGGCAATGGAAATGGCAATAGTAACGGATCTGCAAATGGTAATGGTTCTGGTAATGGTGGGAACGGCGGCTCTGGTAATGGTGGGGGTGGCAGCGGTGGAGTTGGCGAGGAGGTAGTCAATCTGCCTCTACACATTCGTAGACCACGCAATCAAACTGAGTTTAATCTTGGATTAATGTTTGAAAAAAATCTCGATCCAGATACAGGCATGTTGTTTGAATTTGAAGAATCTGGAGAGAAATATTTTTATATGAAAAACACATACATTCCGCTTGATATTGCATTTATAAATGAAGAAGGAGTTATTGAAAATATCAAAGAACTTGAACCATTAATGTGCACTCCAGTATCATCAGATTCTAATGTTCTTTATGCATTAGAAGTAAATAGGGGATGGTTTGAAAAAAATAATGTTAAAATAGGAGATAAAGTTTTAGATATATAATATACCGTATCATGTATTTGAATGGAAAATAAGAAAGGACTACTAAAGTGGTTTGCTCTTGGTGTTGGCACTTTATTAGGCATATCACACTTTAGTATGATCGGATTACTGGTAAATCGAAAAACATTGCCGGAGATTAATTTACCTGTTGGCCCTTATACCTCATACGAAGTTAGGGCAGGACATGAAGGTTATGAAATTAAGTATCGGGCAAATGATCCAAAAGTATTAACTGTAGAAAAAGATATAAACAAAAAGGCTGGGTTTCTTGGTTTAGGTAATAATAAGATTAAAGTAAAAGAACAATTTATCATGGATTCAAAGGGAGGATTCAGTGACGAAAAGAAGCTCAGTGCAGCACAAGTCGAATGTATCAAAGCAGCAGGAGGAGGAGAACAAACAGGAAGGCTTGTTGGGGGTAGTGTTGGCACTGTTGTTGCTAAGCCTCTTGCCACTGTTCCCATTGTTGGTTGGGTTCTTGCTGGTGCTGCGACGATGATGGGTATGAATGAGGGTGCTGAGATTGGTGGTAACATGGCACAAGACTTATCAGATGCTTGCCAAGATGAAGAACTAACTAAATAATAAGACGATAACTCGTAGTATGACTCCTTCACAGATACTCGCATTAGAAAATGCTGGCGTTAAGGTCGAAGACGCTAATGGAGAAGTTCGCTTTGAGTTTATTGATATAATTAAACCAGAACCGATTAAATCACCGAAAACTAATATTAAGTATACAGAGTATACTGAGGCAACTAAGTTGCCAGATTATAATAAAGTTGGTAATATAATAGACGTATACTTGGCATGGAGAGGATCAAGCTACATGATAAAAATGTTCTTTCCATCAGTCAAAAAACCATCCCGTAGAGAAGTCCAGATACAGATGCAGAAAGTGTATCCCGGTGCTAAACTCTATAATTACAAAGTTTCCGAAAATGAGCCAGGAGAACCAATCCTCCAGATCAGGAGGTAAAACAGACTTAGAGAAGAAGATAGATAGACTAGAAAAAACACTTGAAATGGTAAAGAAGACAATAGATCATGATCAACAAATGAAACTAAAAAAACCAATGGAATTTGGTAAATATGAAATGCTTTAACTATGCCCTCACTTGAAAACATTTATCTTGGCAATCCTAATCTTAAGAAAGCCAATACTCCAATTGAATTTACACAAGAGCAGATATTAGAGTTCGTGGCATGTCGTCATGACCCAGTTTATTTTGCAGAAAAATATATAAAGATAGTAACACTGGATCATGGATTGCAACCATTTGCAATGTATGATTTTCAAAAAAAATTAATACAAAACTTCCATGAGAACCGTTTCAATATTTGCAAGATGCCTCGGCAGACGGGTAAATCGACAACAGTTGTATCTTATCTCCTACATTATGCAGTATTTAATGATAATGTTAATATTGCAATACTCGCTAACAAAGCCTCTACAGCAAGGGATCTTCTAGGCAGATTACAACTTGCATATGAAAATTTACCTAAGTGGATGCAACAAGGTATTCTTGCTTGGAATAAAGGATCATTAGAATTAGAAAATGGATCAAAAATATTAGCAGCATCTACATCTGCATCAGCAGTTCGAGGTGGATCTTACAACGTAATATTCTTAGACGAATTTGCTTTCATTCCAAATCATATTGCAGATCAATTTTTTGCATCTGTTTATCCTACAATATCATCTGGACAGAGCACAAAAGTTATCATAGTTTCTACACCACATGGTATGAATCATTTCTACCGAATGTGGCATGATGCAGAAAGAAGTAAAAATGAATATGTTCCTACAGATGTTCACTGGTCTGAAGTTCCGGGAAGAGATGATGCATGGAGAGAACAAACAATTGCAAACACATCTGAAGCACAATTTAAAGTTGAGTTTGAATGTGAGTTTTTAGGATCTGTCGATACTTTAATTGCACCAAGTAAATTAAGAAATCTGATATATGAGAATCCAATAAAAAGAAATGCAGGACTAGATGTATATGAGCATCCGGTTGAAAAACATGATTATGTTTGCACAGTTGACGTTGCTCGTGGTGTAGGTAATGATTATTCAGCGTTTGTTGTTATTGATATTACTACTTTCCCTCATAAAGTCGTAGCAAAATATAGAAACAATGAAATCAAACCTATGTTGTTTCCCTCAATAATATATGAGGTATGCAA